AAAGCTTGGGACTTGTAAAATTCTTGAACCATCTTTTGAGATTCTTCTTCTGTGATGTCAAAAATATCCCGATAGACATAGCTGTACCTGGTTTTGGAAATTGATTTGTTATGATATTTTGCCATGGGACGAAGAAACGGGACAAGAACTTCATCGATGTCGATTGCTACTCTATTCATATGGTTTAATATTACTCGTAATCTCTAACTACTACACCAACAGGAAAACGGGGAACACCAAGAGCTGTTAAGTTTTGAAAACGCACAGTCAGTTGCTTTCCTATGTACTTGTCTTTATCCACCAGGAGCTGTTTCCGAAATTCGAGAGTCCCTTCAGGTTTCGCGGAGAAGTGCTGTTCTCCCACCTTACAGACCCATATCGCTGCACCCTTTTCACGCCCCGTACCCTCCTTGACATCCACGATGGGGTACTCATCGGTTTGAAACTCTTTGTGTTTGAGGAGGTAATTACTTCTCTTTCCAATTTCGTAAATGCTCGAAGCGTCTCGTATCATGACACCCTCATGTCCCTGTTGCACAAACATGTCATGATACTTCTTAACACCCTCTTTGGAATTCACAAGAAATGTATCAATCGTGATTCGCCCCTTCCGTTCTTCAAATGTTAGGTTCGGTCGATTCAAATCAAAGTAATCAAATACATGAAACTCCAAATCTTCGGGGTTCATCTTGAACATACTTGTAATTTCTTCAAATGTCTTGTTCGGTGCGTAACACTCTCCATCCAGGTACTCTCCATCCTTAAGATCCTTCGCAAGATGTTCAACACCCATAACAGGCTTTCCAGTTCGAGAAAAACATCCCTTATTAGACACAAGGAGACGAACTCCATCGAGTTTAGGTTGAACATAAAAGGGTTCAGAGATGTACTTCTGACGATCCTCCCATTTATTCGCCAGCATGGGGAGAATTTCAGTACATTTAGTTCGTTCATTGTTCCACATAGTTTGTGCGCGAGCGAGTGCCTTTTCGTACCCAGTCTTGACATTCGTTCGAGACACAGTCACCTTATCACTCCCGACGACACCACACACTTTCACGATATCAGCAGTCCCATCCTTTAAGTGCTCGACATGAATATCTGTGAACCGTTCGCGACCATTTTTATCCTTCTTTATAAGGCGTTCCATTATGTGAATAATTAAATTCTCAACTTTAAATAGATGTCTGGAATTCCAGTTGTGAATTACGGCAGAATGGAACGACTTAGGCCACCAGAAAGTACACCTGTACCTCTGAATTTGAATACATTTTGTATCGTTTTCATAGTCGTGTGTTTGTTGGCGTTGTATAAGCGATCAGTGACGATTACTCAACAGCGTCAACGATTTTATACTTGAGACACCTGTCCGGTGACAAGTACAAATCCTTCTTCATGAGTTTTTTAAATTTTTTTTCAGGAATTCTCGTTTTTGTGAGATACATATTCTTGAGCATCTTCATAAACTTCTCTGTGGACTTCATCTCCGTCTTCAAGTCCTGAAAGTTTCCCCAAAACTCTGTAGAAATTTGGTGTATCAGAACGTAGGCATTCCTTCCCATGCGACGTTCTGAGCCACCCAATAGGATAAAAGTTGCAGCACTACAACATGATCCCTGTGCGATGGTAACGACCCGAACCCTAGAACGCTCGAGAACGTTCATGATATTGAGACCGGAGAAGATGTCTCCACCTTCGCTCATCACATGAACACGAATTTGTGGTTCATACCCAACGAGCTCCGCCTTCTTCTTGAGAAGCTCCATCTCCAATTTCTTAAATTTTTCCACAAACTCGAGAGCACTTTCACGATCAACGCTTCCATAGAAGAGAATTTCATTACCAATCACCTTGACACATTCCTCAGTTTCATTCTCTTCCTCGTTCGTAGGCATGCTTGAGTGCCTTCTTTACTCTTGTAACGTCCCTCGATTTTAAGCCATTTCCAACAGCGAGATGATTGATGACATCAAAATCTTGTGGAGTGATTTTATAGTTTAGCATAGGTTCCAAGTCTCCATTTTCAGCATATTTTTTTAATAGTCCCAATTCCTCTGTACCCAGACCTAACCGCGACTTTTTCTTAATCTCTTCATACTTTTGTTTACGCATCTTATAGTTTCCAAACTTCGTCCAACAACTTCCAGCTCTAATCTTATCCCTATCGAGTGGTTCACCTAGTGAACTCTTGGGAATTGTGAGAGCGTGTAAAACAAAGTACGGCATGAGGTTCCATTCACCATGTGCGTACATAAAATTGTCGTACATGTCAGCATCAGAAAAGGATCGAGATACTCTGATGATATCCACACCTTCCGAGTTTAAGTAATTCTCCTGAAATACATCCCACATGTGACCATGTTCAGCGACACTATCTCGTATCTGAATTGGTCGAGGGTCAGACAAAACATCAGCGATAAACTCTTTGGGACTTTTAAAATCGTCCATTTCGTCGTAACCCTCGAGGTATGTGAAGAAGTTGCGAATGTTTCCATTTGATCTCACAGCTGCACTTTCCACCCGAGGTCCACGTTCATCCGTCAAAGTCATGAGAACATCGGGTTTATGTTTAGGAATGAAAACTGTCTCAAACTTTGGATACATACACATGTTTGTTGTCGTGACGAGAAGAGATCCACGAGACACACGATCACCATCAGATACACGTTCGATGATTGGTTTGAAGATGGGATCGTAATCTTCTATGAAAACATGTTTCGTTGATGGTCGTATGAACGGTAAGAATAAGGATTTACTTTTCAGATGTTCACTCTGTAACTCCACATGACTGAGTCCATGGAGGGCAGCTTGTAACACATAGGACTTCCCGACACCAGTAGCACCACATATGAAGACATTCTTCCCTTCTCGTATATAACGTCGAATGAGTTCGATTTGTTTCGTGTGAATTGTCGTCACAACGGGATCTTTTTTTTGCTCGACTACTTTAATGAAAGAATCCATCGACGATCTTACTAATCAGGCCATAGATTTGGTGCTTGAGAATGACGCACTTCATAAACGTATCGTAGAACCTTTAAAATGGAAAATTTTACCATACGTTGCGTGTAGTGTCGTTACCAACGCCATCATGTTTATTCTTTTGGTGTACCTTGCTCGACGTCTGTCTCTTCTTCCTCTTCCTCTTCTTCTTCCTCTTCCTCTTCATCAGGACTAAACATCTCTCCGACACTTTCGAATGGAGTATCTTTTGTGATTGCTCGTATGGGTTCCACTGTCTTTGGTAATTTTATACCAGGTATTGGACGTACATCCAAAATCTCTGGCTTAGTAAAGACACCATCGAAGGGATACTCCTTTTCAAAGTTTATTAGAATATCTTTGGGAATAGGTGGAGATTGTTCTATGAGACGATCATATTCAGCTTTACATTCTTCAACAAACTTGAGACCTTCCTTTTTCCGCTCTTCACGTGGAAGAGATAACTGGAGCCGAATATTCCTAGAAAGACTTCCATGTGTGAGTGCAGCTGTTCTATGATTTTCCATGAGTTCGTTAATCTTGAGGAACTGCATGATCGTAGCGATGAGACCTGCTATCAGGTTCATACCACCAATGATCGCAGGAACTGTACCTCTCATACTCGCAGGAAAAGATGACTGTGCAAAGTTCGCTGTACCAGTGATTGTAGAAAGTACAATTACAGGTAAATTAAAACGCATACTCAATTTCTTATAAAGTAGAAACGACCGATGGTGCATGTATCTGTAGCAAGCGGCCGCCTCACCCCACTGTCTCAAGACGGACTCGTGATGTTCGTTCCACATTTCTTTCATATTAATTTCTTCAGTCATCTTATAATAGATGAACATAATATTCTTCATTCATCTTGCTTTTCTTTTCTGGATCCTCATCATACCTTTTACGAATAACAGAAGAAATCTAGAGTTTTACTCTATGGTAATTCCATTCATCTTTTACCACTGGTCTGTAAATGACGATACGTGTGCTCTCACGCAGGCGGAGATGTACGTCACTGGCAGAGACAAAGAAAAGACTTTTATGGGTCGTGTCGTGGGACCTATATATAAGATGGAAGAGAATGAGCTAAACAAACTGACAAAGACATTATTTTTCGCATTGTGGGCATTCGTTCAGTACCGCCTTGGGTATTTTGACGCATTCACAAAGGATCTGAACAAATTAATTAAAGGTAACACACTCAAGTAATATATAATGGAAGCTGAAGTTGCTCGTCTGAATGCGATCAAGGAGGTGTGTAAGAAATCGTATGCCTCCAATCTTGAGTATCTCGAAGAACGTCTCGCACGTGTGAATATTCAACTTGAAAGGACGACATCTGTGTTGAAACGAGACATTCTTACGAAACAAAAGGAACATTATGAGAACCAACTAGCAATCCTCGATGAGAATGTTGAAAATGCGATCAAGGAAGTTGATACTAACATTGAAAAACTTGAAAAAAATATGAAAGAAAAGACGGAATCATTCGATTACAATATCGAAAAACTACAGGAGTGTATCAAGCGTCGAAACACGAGTGATATTTTCGATATGTTTGAGAATGTGACGAATGCTCTCATTATTTTGGCGCGGGAGATTTCCGAATGAATTCCATAGCAGTCTTGAGAAACTCACGGTCTCGCTTGACCTTGGGATCAGCAGAAATGACGATATAAGTCAATTTGTTTGGGAGTTTGGGTCTGTTCCCCTTTGGTTTGGGGGTCACCTTGAGTTTCTTCTTGGCGTTCTGAATCTGCTTGGTGGTTGGCATTTATTGTAGATGGAGAAAATTTAAACGTATCGAAGAAGTGAACCATCGTCCTAAAGTTGTGGTATACAATCATACAGAGGGCATCGGCGATGTCATGTTTTCTCTCGTAGGGTATTTCATCTTCGATGTATTTTTCCGCGATGGATACAGTTCTCTCCTTTCTCTGGTCATAGTTTAAATGCCTCATACCGAAATGTGTATGCATGCTCACGGGTGAAATCAAAGAAACCTTATCCTTGAACATGTAATGTAGTAGAATTTCAACATTTGTAAAACCCCCTGGAGGTTGTCTCTCTATAAGTATTTTTTCAGCACTGTCAAACAATTCTTTATGGTCTTCGACAAATAAAGGGACGAGATCCACGATATCATTAGAATATATATATTTGTAATCACTCAGACTAACTTTCTTCACATATTCAACTCTGATTTTTGGACCCGCGTCAGAATCAGCCAAAACGATACCCATATTGTGGTATCCTATATCGATCGCCAAGATCTTCATGTCTTTATCTGAAAGATTTTCCTTAACTATAGTAAAATGACCACTTCCAAGATTATGCAGAAGCTCAAGAAGGAACACAAGAAGCAGGTGAAGAAGTTGAAACCTGGTGTGCGTAATGCCACACCCAAGAAGACCCCAGTCCCAGTCCCCACCAATAAGAAGACCCCCACCAACCTCAACAAAGCTGTTGCCAAAATGAAAGCGACACAGGCGAAGCTCAATGCGAACAAGAATGTCAAGAAGGTTAAGATGATCAACAAGAAGTAAATCTCTTGGTGTATAGTATATGAAGAATAAGACTAAAACGCAACTCATGTGGGTAGTCCTCGTCGCACTCGTCATCGTGGTAGGCTACATGTGGTACAACCCCACTATAGTAGAAGTTCCAGTCGTCGTACATCCTCCACGCATTCCTCCCACGCGAGAAGTTAAGTACGAACCCGAGTTCAGGGGACCACCGATCAAACAGTATAAACCAGGGCGTATGCAACAGATGGGTCTCCTCGTTGGTGAAGGTGAAGAAACTCTTCCCCTCTACGGTAAAGAGGTTCGTGGACGCAGGGATCGTTACCACTATTACACCACGACCGGTGGTGAAAATCTGTATCCCATTCCAGTGAGCCACCAAGCACGTGATTGCATGGAAGATATTGGATGTCAGGAACTATATGGTAATGAATCGGTTACGGTGACAGGTAAAACTGGAGACTTTGATGTGAAGATGTACCGAACAGATGACTTTTTTTAATCGTAGAAAGTATGTTGGAAGACAAGATTGAATTTCTTAAAAAGATTGCTCACGGTTTAAGAGATTTGATGGAATACACGAAACACGCAACTCGTATCGGTAGAGAACCTGGAAATGATATCGAACATTGGATCAAAAGACATATTCTCAACCGAAACCATGATAATACGTATGAATTTTCAGTTGGTAAGTTTAGGATGTCATTTGGGACTGTAGACGATGATGCTATCACGAAGATGTTGTTATACTTGGATGAGATTGGTATAACTATAGATCGAGCCTTGACGATAGCTTTTCCAAACCCACTTTATTTTTCAAAGTCTGAATTTGATTTTGCACAATTGATAAATACCGGTGACATCAAGACATTCTACGATTTTCTCATCTATTAGTAGATGCAGTACAGGGAACTCAAAATTAAGGCGAAGAAGTTAGGACTTCGTGTCACGAAGAATGTGGATGGTAAACGTGTAAAACTCACAGCGAGGGAACTTCGTTCCAAAATTACTATGAACTTTGAGAACAGTGTGAAGAATGCTCAGAAAGTGATTCGTATTTGTCAGACCGTGGTCGCACCTGCACCCCAAGTTGGTCGTGCGCCAGCTCCACCTCCACCCCGACCCCCTATGGCTCCAAGGAAGCCTGTGATAAACAACAAGCGTGCCAAACTCATGGCTGAATTGAAAGCCACTTTAAAGAAAAAGGGCTTAGCCAAGTAATGGAGAGTACACTCAGATTGAAGGAAGTCAAAACCTTGTTAGAAACCTGGAGTGGTGAAAATGTGGACGAAGCATACTCACTACTTTGTTCGTACGCCAACGCCATGCGAGAAAATGGAGAACCCGAGGAATTCGTAGAGCAGTATCTGGGTGAGGAACTCTACGAACACCTGAAGATGATGATTCGTTTTTTTGAAAAGTTTGAAAAATTGAAGAGGAAATATAATCTACCTATATTATAATATGGCCCTTGTCGTACTTGCAATTTGTTGTCTTTCATCTTCGATTGGTGCTGGTGGCTTTTTTGGTGGTATGATTCCAGGAACAGAACCTCACTTTTTGAAGGTTACGAAAGCTAAAAAAATGAAAGATATTGTTAAAGATCTCAAAAAGTTAATTAACGATTATGAAACTCAAATCCAGACTGAATTCCCTAATGCGGGACCGGATCTATCTGGTCTAAATACAGAAGAAAGGACGGCATATTTAACAATGGTGAAAGAAAACATGACCAGTTTGCGAGACGGGGAGATTTGTGTGAAAGTGAAAGATAATACAGATAAAAATGGTAAGTTTGTGGGTAAGGTAGAATTGAATGAGTATACCAATAACGTATTTACATTAAATGGTAACGTCTCAAAAAATAAACTTTTTGGTGATTATATTGGTTTAGACGATAATATAGGCAAGTCAGAAGTTGACGAAATGATGAGTGTATGTCTAGCAACAGATGAAGAATTCGATGAACTTATTAATTGATAAACACCACCCCGAACTTCTTGGTAATAATCTTCTTAGCACCCTCAAATGTTGGAAAACTCCAGAGGTACCAACGGGACCAGAAACCAGCCCCGTCGATACCACTCATCTTCCAGTCTTCTTTGTCACTCGATGTCACCTCGAGCATCATGGTCTGTATCTTCTTGGGATCTCTCTCTGCTATAGTGCGTTTGGGGACACGTCCACCGTGCCTGAGTACATACGATCGCATACGTGAAGGATTCTTGTGTTTGGTGTAGTCTGAATATCCACTTGCACCAAAGTCAACAGTCCTGCCGTCTTCTAAGATGGCCCTGAACTTTTTCTTACGATCAGGGCTACGAACAATCTTGACGCGCATACTTATATTTTATGAGTATTTAATTTTTGCACGACATGCAACCGTACTCCTCCTTCTTGGGGAGGAAGAAGAGGCGCTCGGGACCACGCTTTACGCGATAAAAGTGATCGTAGATGTGAAGGAGCCCTACAGCGAGGGCGAGGCTCGAGACGACGACGCCGTTCATCTTGCGGGCACCATAGACGTAAATGGCAATGATGAGGATGAGGGCGATCTGAACCCATGTGAGAGCGGGCATCTTGGGCATGGCGAAGCGCTTCTCAACGGTGTCGACTTCCTCGGTAGGCTCAGGGGCGGCGTACATGGAACGTTTACCGTAAAATGGCATTTTTATTATCTACTGAGAAAATAATGTGGCCTCTCATCCTGGTACCAATGGGTTTGGTACTCCACGACTATCTGAAGGCACCCATAGACCGTCTGTACTTTAACAACCCGAGGCGTATCCTAATGGGTATGCAAAATGCCATGGTCGACATACTCAGTATCATGTCCATACCTGAACCACCTGGACTTTGGCTCATAAAGGCACACTATGAGAAGATACACCAAGAGTTCCTAGAAATTTCACCAAGTCTAAGGCGACATCTCTTCCATGAAGCAGACGCATGGTTCGATAAGAATGATGGGTACTACTTCTATAGGGTTGAAGATTTTCCAGTGCTAAAAAGTCTCATCGATCAGATTCCAAGTATCCATAAAGAGACTGCCATGTTTGCCGTGGCTGAGGGGCCCATGGTCATTCCACCGCACCGCGCTGAATCAAACTGGCTTCTACGCTATCATCTTACTATAGAGAGTGGGGGTGATTGCACACTCTATACCACGAAGGGGGCGCACGAACATCGCGACGGT